AAATAAGATTGATGTTGGTAGCGGACTTGGAATTATTATGAGGTATCCAACCTCACTCGATATGAAGGGTGAATCTACAACATATGATTTGGTTGTTTCTTGTATCGACAGTGTATATACTGCCGACGAAGTTTTCACTACCAAAGATATTCAAAGAAAAGAAGTAGAACAATTTGTTGACAATCTAACTTCTGAGCAGTTTAAGAAGATTACAGAATTTTTCCTCTCCATGCCCAGAATCGAACATAAGATCGAATATGATTGTCCGAGTTGCTCAACACACAACGTCGTTTTCCTTGATGGTGTAGAAAGTTTTTTCGAATAACCCTTTCTCATGATAACTTGAGGAATCATTATAAGACCAACTTTATTTTAATGCATGAGCATAAATACTCATTAAGTGAACTTGAAAATATGATGCCTTGGGAAAGGGAAGTTTATGTTGGTTTATTGTCATTACATCTAAAAGAAAAAGCAGATAAACAAAGGCAGCAATATTAATGGAACCTAAGTCCACTTCGGAAAGATTTGCCAAGGTTATAGAAACCGCCAAGAACAATTCAAGTTCTGGGGCAAAACCAATGCAATCTGGCGACAGGGACAAACAGTTTTCTGAGATTCGCAAACTTCTTGATCTCAATAAAAACAGACCTGCAGATATACAAGCATCTGCAAGATTGGTCGATAGTTTTGTTGAGTCTATTCAAAAAAATAATGACGACACACTAAGATCTTTAGAGAAACAAGATAAGAAACTATTGGAAGATACATTGGATGCAATTACAAAATTGCAATTCAAGACTGTCGAAGAATTTAAAAACTCTCTAAAAGATATTAACGACCTTGCAGCAAAAATGATTGCTAGAAGTGAGAGCGATGGACCTAAAGAATTCGGGGATATTGGAAAGAATCTTCAAAACCAAACATTGGATGAAAGATTTAAGTCGGAAGGATTGACTCTAAAAGGAGAAGATGATACATTCGGCAATAGATTGAAGCAACAATTTTTTGGAAACTCAAAAGAACCTGGAAGAGAAGGTGCACCAACCAAAGGATTTAAAGAAGGATTTAAAAACGCTGGTAGTGAATTTATGGGTGGATTCAAAAGAGGATTGACACCCCAGAGTGGAGTTCTTGGTAGCATATTCAACTCACAAGAATCTCGTCGAGAAGAAATTCGCAACGAGGTAAACCAATCTAACGAAAAGGTCTCAGAAGTAGAACGTTTGAAGAAAATGTTCTCTGACGCAATTAATAGTAAAACGGAAACCAATACTTCTACAAGTCAGTCTACCAACGACAACAATAGATCAGAATCTAATCAATCTACATCTGATTCGAGTAAGACAGAATCTAATCAATCTACCAAACAATCTACTGCAGAATTTAAATCTGTTGATAGGATGTCAAATCTTACTGAAGAACACAAAAAGACTCTAGAGCAGCAGGGTATCAAACCATCTTCTGAGAAAGATTTCTCGTATAGAAAAGATGGTAAACCTGTCTCTATGGAAGAGATTAATAAAACTCTCGAAACAACGCATAAGGAATCTCAACAACCAAAGGTAAAGATTCAGTCTGCCAAGGGTGGAGTTACACCCAATGATACGAATGATCTTGCATCTATCTTAACTGATATAAAAAAGATTCTAGTAGAGATTAAAGATAAGTTATTTGATAAAAAACGTGCTGGTGTTGCACCTTCTGGTAAAAAGCAGTTGGATCCAAGTTCCAATGTAAAAGAAGTTATGAATCGCAACAAAGCTGCACAGGTAGATGCAGAACAAGCATCTGCTAATGCCGAAAAACGTGCAGAAAATATTGATAGACAAAATGTTGAAAAGGCATCTGCGAAGGTAGAGGCAAAAGAAAAATCTACACCAAAGGTAGTTATCGGAGGAACAGAATCCTCAAATTCTAGAGTAACACCAGAGACTCCTGCAACTGGAAATGGTGGACAGGGTCCAGCAGGTACCCAAGGTGCTGCAGGTGCACAGGGTGAAGGAGGATCTTCTCTACTTGGCGGAATCGCTGCTGGGTATGCAGGTTTCAAATCTGGCGGCGAAGGAATATTAAAGGGTCTGAAGAATCAAAGATATTCTCCAGGACTATCCAAATTTGCTGGAAAAGCAGAAGGTGTATTCAGCAAGGGAACCAATTTTGTTGAAGGTGCAGCAGAGAAAGTTACCAGTCGTGTAAACGTAATTAAGAGTAAGGCAACTGACTTTATCTCTGATCGTGTAAGTACATTACGTGGAAAGGCAACTGACTTCATTAAGAACAGAGGTCTTGGCGCAGAACAACTGCTTGACAAAAATGGTAAACCTCTTTCTGGTATTGCTAAACAGTCTCGAATCGGTAAAGTATATAGAGATCGCGCTGCTGGAGTTGTCGAAAAAGGCAAAGGGATGCTTGGTAAAGCATCACAATTCGGAAAAGGGATGCTTGGTAAAGCATCAGGATTTGTCGGAAAAGAAGTCGCCAAGGGAAGCACCCTCGGTAAAGTTGCCCAAAGTGGTATGGGTATGCTCGGTTCGGCAAAGGGTGCAATTGGAAAAGTTGCTGAGAAAGCAATGGCATCTTCTGCTGGTAAAGGAATTACTAAGGCAGTAGGTAAAATTGGTGGTAAAGCAGCAGGCAAAATTGGTGCTAAAGCAGTAGGTAAATCTCTACTGAAGAAAATTCCAATCATTGGCGCAGTTGCTGGTCTCGGATTTGGTGCGATGCGAGCACTACAAGGAGACTTTACTGGTGCTGCTGGTGAAGTTGCATCTGGTGTTGCTTCGACACTTCCTGGAATGGGAACTGCCGCATCGTTCGCGATTGACGCTGGACTTGCAGCAAGAGATATTTCTAGAGCAGGCAACGAAGATTCAACCGAGGGAACGACCGAACCTATTGATGGAGCAAGAGCAGAAGGTGGACCAGTGTCTGCTAATGGTTCTTATCTGGTTGGCGAAAATGGACCAGAGTTATTCTCGCCGAATAGTGCTGGTGGAATTAAGACCAATCCAGTTACTAAGAGTAATTTGGAAACAGGATCCAATAACGCTGCGGCAAATCTAAAAGAAATGACTGAAAGTGCAAAGGAAGATACTGCACCAGTTATCAATGTTCCTCCACCAACCGTAATTCAGCAACCTGCTGCTCCACAACAGAATAATGGTGGTGGTTCTCTACCAATGGATACAGTCAGAACTGAAGACAGTAGTTGGCAACGATTCCAGAATAGAAGATCTTTCGGATAAAAAAAGGGGGACTTTTTCAAGTCCCCCTTTTCAGTTTTATTCGTCCGCGAGACTCGAGAAGTAACTCATCGTGTCATCATCAGAATCTTCTTTCCATGGCGGAGCATCACTCGCCTTGGATGCTGCTGGTGCAGACTTCATCTTAGTTTCAACGAACAGTTCGTCTTCAGCATCAAGTGGATTAGACTTTTCTGCCGTAGCAACACGAGCACCATTCGAAAGAACTGCGCTCAACTTCTGCTTTAGTTCGTCATATGACTTGAAGTTAGAAGGATCGAGGAACGCTGCGAGCGAATGGGTCTTACCCCAAATCTGTTCCAACTTATCCTCATCATCGTCAAGAGGAGTTGAACCATCAAACTCTGACTTATCGTAGTTACGATAACCATCTACTTGACGAATGCGCAACTTAAAGTTAGCACCTTCCCACAGATCGAACGGATTGACAGGCTTCTCGTCTTCAAACGTGGGTTGCATCACGTCCTTAATCTTGTCGAAAATCTTCTTACCAAACTTGTAGAGGAAGACCTTACCTTCGTTCTCGGGATTCGCAGGATCGCGAATAACAAGAACGTTCGAGATGTAAGAAAGGCGACGCTTTTGCTTACGAGCAATTTCCTTGTTCGCTTCGATACCTGAGTTCCAAAGTTCGGAATTCAGTTCGCCAACAGGATCAGGCTTGTTAAGCGTAGTAAGAGAGTTTTCGATATACCACTTACCACTTGGACCTTGGAAACCATGGTCCCATACGCGAACCCACGGAAGTTCTTCACCTGCAGGAGCAGGGAGGAAACGAAGCACTGCTTGACCGTTACCTGCCTTATCGACAGTCGGTTTCCAGAGGCGATCATCATCGCCACGCTTTTCGGTGGTGGGGTTTGCGATTGACTCGACTGCCTTCATGAGCGAGTCGAAATTTCCGCTATTCTTGCGGAGTGCTGAAAATGAATTATTTGACATATGTATTGTCCTTATGTTTGCGTTGTATGTTTATTTTGACGTTGTATCATAATAAAAAGGGTCGTCGTCGGAATCATCTTCCCGACTACCAAGATATTTATACAAGTTGCTTTTGCTTTTACGTATTTTATTTACGTCTTTTTCATTATGTCGAATGCGGTCGGAACCACGATCTTCATAATAATCGTTTCTACGAGACTTACCCATAGTTAATTTACCACCATCTCAATCTCCTGTTTTAGTTGGCGGGTGTAGTACTCTTTGTCTATTTTGACAAAGGGTTTATACTTCTTTACCAAATGCACGAAATCATTCCACATAAAATCATTCGATAAAGAACTATAGTCTATATTCTCCATTATACCTATTTTTGCCAAAATAGCAATAGATTCTAGAGAAATCTTTTTACCAAGATAAAGTTTTAATACCTTGGGGTGTTGCCCATCCATTACTTCGAATGGATTACCGTCTGCGTAGAGAGTTTGAATATCTTGCTTAAAAGTATATCCTAATTTCTGCATTCGTATCTGCCACTCTGCATAGACTTCGTTTGCCTCTGCATCAAACACACCACCCCACTGATTACCAGAAACAAAATTAGCAACTAGAAAATCAATGATCTCAGTTTTTGGTTTTGTCTCTCCTAATTTACGTAGAGCAAACAAGTCTGTACGTTTTAGAAATGCTTCTCTAGAAACCTTTACTCCCTTACGGGATACAGTAATATCGAAATCAGGTCTAGTGAAATGTAATCTCAATGAGAGATACAATTTATAAACTTGAAGCGAGTCCATCAGAGAGGTAAAACTCCATCATCGTTTTTTAACATGTTGAGTTGCTGCGCTTCAACCTTAATCTTTTCTTTGAGTGATGCGCTGATAAGACTAGCAACAGAGCCTACCTCAATATTTCGTTTCTCACAATAGTCTATTAGAATATCCATACAGGGTGTTCTAGAGTCTCTTGCAAGTTTCTCAATAAAGATGGAGAACTCTGCTGCTGTCTTAAATTGCTTAGTAATTAAAAACTCATCAGTTATTGGAATTACTTCCGCTTTCATAATCTATCCTGCATAAAAAATATGTCTACCGATTTTGGTAACTCTTTCTAATCTCCACCCTGGATTAACGTAATCTGCGTGGTAGAATAGAACGTCCTTATTAACTACTATACTCGTATTGATCTCGGAAGTCAATACTTTTTTCGCAATATCTTTTGCTTCAGCGTATAATACTGGATCTTTAGCAGGTCGACGCATACACGTCCAACTAAACTGACAGACCCTACTTGTTCTCTGATAAACGACAGAGCAAACGTTTGATGGATATTTGGGATTGCGTGCACGATTCATTGTGACACCAGCAACCGCGATTTTACCATTCCTTGGTTCATTACCTGCCTCGTAGTAAATATTATCAGCAAGGCATGTTATTGCTTTTGCGTTGCTTGACAGGTACTTCTTTTTTTCTTTTTTAATACTTTTTTGGATTATTTCTTCTTGTTGTTTTTTTACGCTTTGGATTTGTTCATA